AATTCCTATTACTTACTTTAAAGAGAAGGAAATACATAAGATGTCAATAGAAAGCGTATCAGGATCAGCAATAATGACCGGTGAAATATATTTACTAAAAAGATAAGACATGGATTACTTAGACAAATTTAAACAGTATTTAAAACAAGAAGCTTTAGACCCAGTAGGGAAAGAAGATGATGATATAAATAATGATGGTGATGTAGATAAAACAGATTCATATCTTGCAAAAAGAAGAAAGACTGTTTCTAAAGCTATTACTAATGAGGAAGAAGAATTAGATGAAATGTCGACAACAGGTGCAGTGCCTGGATATGAAACGCCAAAGGCATTTAAGAAAAAGAAAAAGGAAGTTGAAGAATCTACTTTTATGAAGATGGTAAAAAAGATGAATGGGTTAAATGAAACATCATATAGAGAATATAAAAAAGATCCAACATCAACTCCACAACAAAAGGTTAACAGAGGAATTAATGAAGTTAACAAAATGTTGGGTAATATGGAAAAGATTGTTAATAACAATTTAAGATTAAAAACAGAAATGGGAGTACAATCCAACCATTTTTGGAAATCAACCGGAAATAGGTTTGCAAAGATAAATGAAAGAATGACTAGAATTTCAAATAGATTAAAAGAGCTTTCGCAATGATACCAAATAGAACTTGGCCACAATTTATAAAAGCTAAAGAAAATAAAAACTTAAGCTTAACAGAACAAAAAAGAAAATATTCGGACGAACGAAAAAGATTTGATAACCAACAAAACTTTATTAACTCAGGATTATTTATACAGGGATTAAAAAATGGATAGACAATTATTAGTAGATTATACACCCTTCAATGTTTCACCTACACAGATTAACGAATCATTAGCACAGAATAATGGAAAGTTAGTAGTAAAGGGAGTTCTTCAAAGAGCAGAAGCTAAAAATCAAAATGGTAGAGTATATCCGATGGAAACTTTAATGCGTGAAGCAAAAAAGTATGCAGGGACATATATTAAAGAAAGAAGAGCGTTGGGTGAGCTAGATCATCCGGATTCGTCAGTTGTTAATTTGAATAACGCATCTCATAATGTTTTAGAAATGGCATGGCAAGGTGATGATTTAATTGGTACCGTAGAAGTACTTTCGACACCATCAGGTAATATATTAAAAGAACTTTTCAAATGTGGTATTAAGTTAGGTATTAGTTCTAGAGGTATGGGGTCAGTAAAAGAAGTAGTAACTGAAGGAGAAGAAACTTTAGAAGTTCAACCAGACTTTGAATTAATTGCATTTGATTTTGTTTCAAACCCATCAACCCATGGAGCTTTCCTTTCTCCAGTAAATGAATCAAAAGGAAAAATTTCTGTAAATAGATTTGCAGGAATAGAAAGAATAATAACTGACATAATAACGGAGTTTTAAAATGGCATTAGAAGATTTACAATCAGCATATGGTCCTTATAATAAAAAAGGAAATAAAGGAACAGGAGAATTACGCGATACATTAGCGAATGAAGGAACTACTGGATTAAAGGCAGGAGGAAGTAAGTATCAAACTTCTGAAAAGAATGGAACTAAACCAACAGGTCCAGATGCGTTAGGAAATATACCTGCAGAAAGATCATTCGAATAGAGAATAAAAATGAAACTAAAAGCATTATTAGAAAGTACACCAGGATTTAAGAATAGAAAGTTTGGAGACCCATTACCTACATTAGGTAGTGTTCAAAAATCATTTCAAGCTAAACAGGGTATTAAAGAAGAAGATGGGATGTTGGGTCAATCTGCAGAAGGAGGATTTGATTACCAATATTTTATTGATCAGGCAGCATCTGCAATTGAAGCAGTTGAGGCAGTAGAAGAAGAATTGATTAGAACATTAGAAGGTATAGCAGAAGATGATGATGTATATGGATTGGTTTCTGATAAAGCAGAGCAAGCATCTAATCAAGTAAGAAGATATATAAATGGTGCACAGAAACAATTAGAAGGTATTGCAAATATGCTGGATGATGCACAACGTAATGGAGACTATGATGCCTAAAAATTATGAAAAACAAATGATGAAACATATCCTTAATGAGAAATATCTTGGTGAGGATGAGGAAGTAAAGATGACTAAAGAAGAACGGTCATCATTTTTAGAAGCAGTATCTAATTTTCATAAGTTAGGGGAGATGGTATATTCCAAAGGTGGACTACAAGAAGTTAGTACAACATTGCAAAGCGTGGTAGAACAGGCTGAAAAATTAACCTTATCGGAATCAGAACATTGGTTTGATAATATGACAGTATCTAGACATATGAAACAAATGAATGAAGCATATAAAGTATTTGAAAAGACTGCGGGTGAGATGAACGGCCTTCAACAAAGATTAGAATCTGCATATGAAGATATGGGAACTGTTTTAAATCGTTATTATAAAATAGGCGAAGCTTTAAAATAACATTCTATAAGATATATTAGGATAATTGAAAAAATCTTTTTATATTAATACATTATAAATAATAAATAAGTTACATGAACAAACACGAAAAAAGACAAAAGTCAATTTTAACCGGGGCTACCGGAGTTAAAGTTGTAAGATCAAAATTCCAACCAGATGGTGATATTGCACATGCATTAAGATCATTTAAAAAGGACGTAAAAGAAAGTGGGGTATTAGACGAATATAAAAGTCGTAGATATCATATTCCTAAGTCAGAAAAAAATAGAAAGAAGATGGAACTTGCTAGATACATGCAATGGGTATCCGATCTAAATGAAGAGTAAATTCATATCATACGAGTAAATTGGTGCCAATGGCACTTTTTTACATTATAGCCCATCAGTTTTCTTTATCTTTAGCATATATATTAATGAAACGATACCGTATTCCAATATACGGTCACTCAACTATTATATACTAGAGTACATACGTACTCCCTATTGAGGCTCTAATAGCCTTATTCCGAATTAAATAAGAGGAGAAATTCAATGAACAAATTATTGAAAGAAGCAATTGCAGACGCGAAAGCCGTACGAGAAACTGCACTTGCTAATGCAAAAATTGCATTAGAAGAAGCATTCACCCCTAGAATTCAATCAATGTTATCTGCTAAGATTAGCGAAGAAGAAGAATTAGATATGGAAGAAGATATGGAAGCGCCAGAAATGGAAGCTGAAATAGAAACTCCTGTTGAAGATGAAGCTCCTGTAGCTGAAGAAGGTAGAGGTATGAATGATGAAGACGAAGATCCAACCGATGTACATTCTGAAGAAATGGCGCCTGAAGAAGAGCCTGTTGCTGAAGAAGGTGGCTATGAAGAAGAGCCTGTTGCAGAAGAAGAAGATCTTGAACTTGAAGCAATCATCAAGGAGTTAGAAGATGAGATGGCTAGTGAAGAAGAACCTGTAACTGAAGAAGAAGAAGCTGAAGAAGCTCCTGTAACTGAAGAAGAAGGATCTGAAGACGATGTCAACTTAGACGAAATCATCAATGCATTGAGAGAAGAAGAAGGTGAAGAAGAAGTAACTGAAGAAGCTGAAGAAGAAGAAGTTAACGAAACAGAAGAAAAAGAGCTTGAAGAAGCTTATAACGTTATCAAATTCTTAAGAAGCAAAATTAATGAAGTTAATCTTTTAAATGCTAAATTATTATTCTCAAACAAATTGTTTAGAAACCATTCAATGAATGAAGGACAGAAAATGAAAGTTATCGAAAACTTTGACAGAGCTGCAAACTTGCGCGAAGTTAAATTAGTATTTGCTACATTATCTGAATCTTTTTCAATGAGTAATTCTAGAACAAAAAAATCAATCAAAGAAAGCTATGCTTCAAAATCTAGCCGCTCAACTGCACCAAGTAAGAAAATAATTTCTGAAGGTAATGATTTAGCTGCAAGATGGAAGAA